CGCTGGCTGAGCTCGCGCGCGAGCGCCGAGCCCGGTCGCTACCGCACCGAGCGCACGCCCTACATGCGCGCGATCATGGACGCGCTCTCGCCGGGCGATCCGACCCAGCGGGTGGTGTTCATGAAGGCCGCGCAGGTCGGCGCCACGGAGGCGGGCAATAACTGGATCGGCTTCGTGATGCACCATGCGCCGGGGCCGATGCTGGCGGTGCAGCCGACGGTGGAGCTGGCCAAGCGGAACTCGCGCCAGCGGATCGACCCGCTGATCGAGGAAAGCCCCGCGCTGAAGGAGCGCGTGCGCCCGGCGCGGGCGCGCGACAGCGGCAACACGCAGCTGTCGAAGGATTTCCCCGGCGGCGTGCTGGTGATGACGGGCGCCAATTCGGCGGTGGGCCTGCGCTCGATGCCGGCGCGCTACGTGTTCCTCGACGAGGTCGACGCATACCCGGCCTCGGCCGATGAGGAAGGCGATCCGGTCGGGCTCGCCGAGGCCCGCTCGCTGACCTTCGCGCACCGGCGCAAGGTTCTGCTCGTCTCGACGCCCACGATCCGCGGCGTCAGTCGGATCGAGCGTGAATACGAGGCGAGCGACCAGCGCCGCTTTTTCGTGCCGTGTCCGCATTGCGGCCATGCGCAATGGCTGCGCTTCGAGCGCCTGCGCTGGGAGAAGGGCAAACCGGAGACGGCGGCTTACCACTGCGATGCCTGCGAGACACCGATCGAGGAACACCACAAGCCAGCGATGCTGGCCGCGGGCGAATGGCGGGCGACCGCCGAGGCCCGGGATGCGCGCACGGTGGGGTTTCATCTCTCGGCGCTCTATTCGCCGCCGGGGTGGAAGAGCTGGGCCGACATCGCGCGGGACAAGGAGGCGGCGGTGAGCTCGGACGAGTCGGAGCGGGTGTTCCGCAACACGGTGCTCGGCGAGACCTGGATCGAGACCGGCGACGCGCCGGACTGGCAGCGCATCGCTGAGCGGCGCGAGGATTGGCCGGCCGGGACGGTCCCCGCGGGCGGCCTGTTCCTGACCGCGGGCGCCGACGTGCAGAAGGACCGGATTGAGGTCGATGTCTGGGCCTGGGGCCGTGGACTGGAAAGCTGGCTCGTCGATCATGTCGTGATCGAGGGCGGGCCGGCGCGGCCAGAGGCGTGGGACGCGCTGACCGATCTTCTGGGGCGGACATGGGACCATGCTTCTGGCCAGCCGATGACGCTGGCGCGGCTCGCCATCGACACGGGCTACGAGACGGCGGCGGTCTATGGCTGGGCGCGCTCGGTCGGCTTCGCGCAGGTCGCGCCGGTCAAGGGGCTCGAGGGCTTCAACCGGGCGAGTCCAGTGTCGGGGCCGACCTATGTGGACGCCACGGCGGGCGGCAAGCGGCTGCGCCGGGGCGCGCGGCTCTGGACGGTGGCGGTATCGACCTTCAAGGCCGAGACCTACCGCTTTCTGCGGCTGACGCGGCCGACAGCGGAAGACCTGCATGATGGCGCGGCGTTCCCGCCCGGCACTGTGCATCTGCCTCGCTGGGCCGACAGCGAGTGGATCCGTCAGCTGACGGCCGAGCAACTGGTGACGGTACGCAACCGGCGCGGCTTCGTGCGGCTCGAATGGCAGAAGCTGCGCGAACGCAACGAGGCGCTGGATTGCCGGGTCTATGCCCGCGCTGCAGCCTGGATCGCGGGCGCGGATCGCTGGCCGGAAGCACGGTGGGCGGAGATGGAGCGGCAACTGGCGGTGGAAACCGCCGCAACTACAAAGGAGGCGCCCGCCGCAGAACCCTCGCGCACCACTGCGCGGCGGCGCAGGGTGCGGTCGAGCTACATGGGATGATACAGATCAACGAGCACCACTCACGCCCGATCCCCGGCACGGAGGCTCATGATCTCAGGAGAGAGCAGATGGAGCTGAGCGGCGCCATGTTTGGTCTGCCCAAATAGCCTTTCAAGCGGGAAATCGGATATCCTGTCCGTAGTGTAGACCGCTTGCCCGGCACAGCGCCTTAAGCGATCGGATGAAATCGTCCTCTCCGATATTGCCGCTGACCCACCAGCCCGAGCGGGTCTGCAACACCGGCAGATCGCGGCGGCCGGCATGCACCTGCTCGGGTTTGCGCGCGACATAGCGACGTTTGCGCGCCTTCATCTCCGATAGCCACTCGATCACGGACGGATCGAGGTCGTGCATCGCGTCAACTACATTGCGAAGCAACTTGCCCAGCGTAGGAGCGCCGATGGGCATTCCGAGAACCGAGGCCACGCGGGCGCCGGTGGGACTGGTCGACCATGTTGAGGTGACCGCGACAACGGGGGGCGTGATCTCAGCTGGTGTTGGCGGCTCGAGTGCCGACGCAGGAGGCTCGGTGAAGGGCGTTCCCCTTCGCGCCAAGTCGGCACAGCGGGCCGTGATAGTGTCGAGCGTTTCATCGCCGCTGCGTAGTTCCATCAACATGGCGACGGTGGATTCGCGCAGCGTCACAGAGACGGTGGGCGACGGCTGAACTTCGTTCATTGGATCTACCTCCCCGAGCGAAGCGCACGCCGCTGGGCGGCAGGGCGCATGTGGCAGACGGTGACGATGGCGTTGCCCGAGATGACAACCTTGCAGCCGCGCAGCCGCTGGAGCTGCTCGATCTCGCGCTTGCGCCGCGAGATTTCACGTTCGGCGTCGGCGGCCGTCAGGAGCCATGCATCTTGAGCCAGCGGGGTGGCGGCTTCGAGCACCAGCGCGAGATCGCGCTCGCGAAGGCCTCGCTGGCGGATACGGGCCTCGGCGTGACGAGTGAGTGCGAGGGCGGTCATGCCAAGCCCTCCAGTCGGAATTCGGCGTTCCACTTCTCCCGCCGCTCCTCCTCTTCCCGGCGCAGCTCAGGCGGGATCTGCCGGATCAGCCAATCAATACGCCTTTCGGTGTTCACTTCACCACAAAGCTCATCGGGTATTTGCCTGACGATGTCCTTCACATTCTCGACGGCAAAGCGGGCCCAAGAGTCGCCCCCCGTCAACTCATCAAGCCATGTCTCGAAGACAGGCCAGTTGGGCAAGCCGCCGCCGTAGGGCAATTCGATATGCTCCGGATCGATGGACTTGCAGTCGACCGTTTCAGCGGTTCGGCGGAGGAAATCACAGAAGGGATTTGTCTCATCTGGATCAAAGGGGTCCAGCACTGAATCTGTCTCTAGAACCACCTGGCCGAATACGTCACGACGGATGAGAGAACTTTGCTCGTCATGGTAAGCGTTCTCGAAATCGGTGCGAGCAGCGTTCCCGTGAAATAGATGGTCAGGAAGACTTGCCATCGCCTCCTCGAACGCTGCCTGTGCTTCGGTCAGTTTGCGTCTGCGATCTGCAAGGCTCATCTCGGCGAGCAGGGTAAACATCCATGGCGCCGCATCGATCAGATCCTTGGGACTCACGCTATAATGATGAGCCACTCGGCGGTAGTTGCTTCGAACGTCACTGCGGATCAGGAGTTTCAATGGGGTGTAGCCATACTGCTTCCAATCCGCGTCACTAAACTCGCTCATCTCCTTGCAGAGATCATCGGGCTTTACGTCCAGCGCCTTCGCCAAGCTCTCGAGGGTGTGCGCCCGCACCTTTTCCGGGCGTATCTCGCCGTTCTCGATACGTGCAATGGTGCGCTTACTGACCTTGGCGCCCTCGATCTCTTCAGAGCGGTCAGCAAGGCGCTGCTGGGAGAGGCCGTACTTCTCACGAAGCGCCCTGAGTGTCTCTGGAATAATTGGCATATTTGCCTCCATGCGTTCGATATATCAAATATAGCATCACTAATTGATGTCACAAAGCGTCAAGTCGATGACTTGTGGCATTGATGGGGCAGGAGTTTACGACCAGCTTCGACCGCCATGTCCCCGTTCGTGGCATCGGCAATGAGTCACTCCCAGGTTCTCTGGGATGCCCCGCCAATATATGGCGTCAACCATTGCCATTCGCTGGACTTGCGCGTCTGCGCCCGTGCCGCCGCGTGGATTGCCGGCATCGACCGCTGGCTCCAGGCGAGCCGGACCGATCTGAAAGCGCAGGTCTGGGTGATGGCCGCTGGCTGGAAGACCGAGGTTGGGTCACCGTCGACAACGGTCGCGGCGCCCCGGGACTGCGCGACGGCGGAGGGTGCGGTCAAACTACGTGAGGTGATCCATGGCCACGATCGCAGAACTCCGCATCCGCCGCGACGCGCTCTCGGCGCAGCGGTCCTCGGGTGTGGCCCGCGTCAGCTATGACGGCAAGACGGTCGACTACCGTTCTGTAGCAGAGATCGACCGCGCGCTCGAGGCGCTGGAACGCGAAATCGCTGCGCTCGAGGGGCGGCGGATCGTTCGGCAAGTGCGCATCACCACGACCAAGGGGCTCTGATCCATGGGTCTGTTCGACAGGTTCCGCCGCTCGGTGTCGGGCGGGCCTGCTGGCGTGCGTGCGCGGCTTGAGGGCGCAATGTCCCGGCGCCGCTTGCGCGGCTGGAACCCGCCGCTGGAGAATATCAACGCGCTGGTCGCCTCCGGCGGCCCGCGTCTTCTGGCGCGGGCGCGGGAACTGGTGGTCACCAACGGCTATGCGGCCAATGCTTGTGAGGCCTTTGCGGCCAATCTGGTCGGCGACGGGATCAAGCCGTCCTCGCTGATCGATGATGCGGCCCTGCGGGATCGCGTCCAGCGGCTGTGGCTCGCCTGGACCGACGAGGCGGACGCGGACGGGCTGACCGACTTCTATGGCCTGCAGGCGATGGTGGCGCGCGAGATGTTCGTCGCCGGCGAGTGCTTCGTGCGCCTGCGGCCACGGCGCGCCGAGGACGGGCTGCTGGTGCCGCTGCAGCTGCAACTGCTGCAATCCGAGATGCTGCCCTTCGAGAAGACCGAGACCGCGGCCAACGGCAATCGCGTCCGCTGCGGGATCGAGTTCGACGCCATCGGGCGGCGGGTGGCCTATCATTTCCGGCGGCGGCATCCCGGCGACAGCACCGATCAGCGCGTGGCCGTGCCGGAGACCGTGCGTGTGCCGGCGGAGGATGTGCTGCACATCTACCGCCCGCTCGACGCGGGCCAGATCAGGGGTCTGCCGCATGTGGCGCCCGCCATGGTGCGGCTGTTCCTGCTCGACCAGTATGATGATGCCGAACTCGATCGGAAGAAGACCGCGGCGATGTTCGCGGGCTTCATCACCAAGACCGCGCCCGAGGACCCGATGCTGGGGGAGGCCGAGGCGGATCCCGACGGCGCTGCCATCGCCAGCCTCGAGCCCGGCACGATGCAGGTGCTGTTGCCGGGTGAGGATGTGAAGTTCTCATCCCCGGCGGATGTCGGCGGCGGCTATGAGGCGTTCCAGTATCGCACGCTGCTGGCGGTCTCGGCCTCGCTGGGGCTGCCCTATCACCTGGTCACGGGCGACGTCCGGCAGGCCAATTACTCGTCCCTGCGGGCGGAACTGGTGGAGTTTCGCCGTCGCGTGCAGCAGCTCCAGCACGGGGTGATCGCGCATCAGCTCTGTCGGCCGGTCTGGGCGCGCTGGATGGAGACGGCGGTGCTGGCGGGCGTGCTCGACCTGCCGGGGTATGCGGCGGCGCCGGGGCGGTTTCGCGCGGTGCAATGGATCCCGCCGCGCTGGGACTGGGTCGATCCGCTGAAAGACATCCAGGC